ACATCAGATATTGATGAAAGCTTAAGTGACAATTCTCAGGGATTTAATAATTATTCTGCTCCTGGTGCAGATAGATTTAAAATATCAATATCTCTTTTTAAAAAAAGTTTAAATGATTTTAATGACAATAATTTTGTAGAACTTGCTTCTGTCAATGATGGTATTCTAAAGTCACAAAAAATTAATACCGAATATAGTGTCTTAGCAGACGAACTCGCAAGAAGAACTTATGCAGAATCTGGTGACTATTATGTATCTCCCTTTGATGTATCAGTTAAAGAATCTTTAAATGATCAATTAGGAAATCGCGGTATTTTTAATGCAGGACAATTTACTTATGGTGGATCAGTTCCTACTGATGATTTAGCAGTTTATCAAATTTCTCCGGGTAAGGCATTTGTTCGTGGTTATGAAATTGAAACTATTAGCCCAACATTTTTAGATGTACCAAAACCAAGAACCACAAAAACTTTAGAAAATCAAGCAATTAATTATAACACTGGTCCAACTCTAATTCTGAATAGAGTTTATGGATCTCCTTTAATTGGAATTGGAAATACTTATGTATTGAGTCTAAGAAATGAAAGAGTTGGAATTTCACAAATAACTGCTCCAGGAAAAGAGATTGGGTTAGCAAGAGTTTATGATTTTAAATTAGAATCTGGATCATATGATACTTCAAATTCAAATATTAATCAGTGGTATATCTCATTATATGACATTCAAACAATTACTGAAATTAGTTTAAACGAACCAATCACTCTTACTATTCCAACATTTATTAAAGGAAACAACAGTGGAGCCACTGCTTTCTTAAAAGAATCTGTTTCAAATTCTTCATTATTAACAGTTTATGAAAAAACGGGAGAATTTGTAACAAATGAATCACTTATAATTAATGGAATTTCAAATGGAAGAGTGGCAACAGCAATTACATCATATGGAATTTCTGATGTTAAATCTGTTTATGGTATTATTGGTTCTGGATCTACATTTACTGCCGATACAATTCAATCATCAAAATTCTTTGTTGGAATTGCTACAATTTCATCTTTATCTTCTGGTATCAGTACAGTTAGAAGTCCAAACGTATTATTTCCAGGAAATATTGTTAGAAAGGATAATTTAATTTCATATAGTGATACTTCATTATTAAATTCAGTTTTTGCAAAAGTTGTTAGTGTTGGATCAACTACAATTACAATTGCTGGTGTTACTACTGTTACTGGAGTTGTTCAAGGAAAATTACCGACATCAACACTATCAGTAACTGACTTACAAGTTTTAACCACAAATTTAGAAAATTCTACAGATAATACGCTTTACACAAAACTACCAAAAAACAATATATCATCTGTAGACTTAACAAATGCAAGTTTAACAATTAGAAAATCTTATACTGTTAATATCTTAAATAATCAACTTTCAACAGCGGCTGTTGCTGGGTCTAATGAAACTTTTTTACCATTTGATGATGAGAGATATTCTTTAATTAGATCCGATGGATCTACAGAAGTTTTAACCTCTGATAAATTTTCATTTACAAGTGGATCGACACAACTTCAAATTTATAATCTTGGATCAAACGATACTGGTGCTACACTGATTACAACATTAACTAAAATAAAACCAAAGGCAAAATTAAAACTTAAAAATAGAGTGGATAGTGTAATTGTAAATAAATCAAAATATAATTATTCTGGAATTGGTGGGACCACTATTAATGATGGTTTAATTTACGGAAATTATCCCTATGGCACTAGAGTTCAAGATGAAAATATTTGTTTAAATGTTCCAGACATTATTGAGATTTATTCAATTTATGAATCATTAGATACAACAGATCCATCAGCACCAACTGCTACTTTATTTTCAATCACAAGCCCATCCACTACAACTTCTGAATTGATTATTGGGGAAAAAATCATAGGGCAAACAAGTGGTGCGATTGCAATTTGTGCAGAAAAATTAACAAGCACTCAAATTTCATTTGTATATAAGAATCAAAATACATTTAAAGAAGGAGAAACATTAATATTTCAAGAGTCAAATATTAGTGCAATCGTAATATCATTAAATATTAATAGTTTTAATATATCATCTAATTACACTTTTTCTACCGGACAAAAAGGAACATTCTATGATTATGGTTCAATAAATAGAAAAACCGATTCCGATGAACCAACTAAAAAATTAAAGATTTATTTTCAAAGTGGATATTATCAATCTTCAGATGACGGAGACATTACCACAGTAAATTCATATGATACTTTTGATTATGACAAAGAAATACAAAATGTAAATACTATTTCAAATTCAGATATTATTGATATTCGCCCAAGAACTTCATCATATACTGTTTCTGAAAATTCTAGATCTCCATTAGAATTTTATGGAAGAAGTTTTAGTTCATCTGGAAATTCTGCATTAAATATTCTTGCATCAGATGAATCAATCGTTGCGACATTTTCTTTTTACTTAGGAAGAATAGATAGAATTTATCTTTCAAAGGATGGTAAATTTCAAGTTAAATATGGTACTCCTGCAGAAAGACCAGAAAAACCAGTATCAGTCGATGATGCAATAGAAGTTGCTTCTATATTTTTGCCACCATATTTATACAAAGTTTCACAATCTTCTATAGAATTTTTAGATTATAAAAGATATCGAATGGTTGATATCAAACAACTTGAAAATCGTATTAAAAATTTAGAATATTATACTTCTCTTTCATTATTAGAAACAAATACTGCAGGACTTTTTGTTCCAGATTCGAATGGTTTAAATAGATTTAAATCTGGATTTTTTGTAGACAATTTTACTTCTCTTCTTGCACAGGAAGAGGCAGTTCCTTACAAAAACAGTATTGATTTAAAAAACAAAGAATTAAGACCTCAACATTATACAAATTCTGTAGATTTAATTGCAGGACCTGTAATTAATGTTGATCCAAATGCCGATCTTCAATTTTCACCACCAGAAGGAGTCAATATTCGAAAATCTTCAGATATTATTACTTTAGATTATGCAGAAAGAGAGTGGTTTAAACAAACCTTTGCAACAAGAGCTGAAAGTGTAACTCCGTTTTTAATTAGTTTTTGGCAAGGAACTTTAGAACTTACTCCCTCATCTGATACTTGGGTAGACACTACAAGAATCGAAGCAAAAATAATTAATACTGAAGGAAATTATGCAGAAACTCTTTCTAAAGCAAGTAGAACTCTAAATGTGGATCCACAGACAGGATTTTCACCAACAATATGGAATTCTTGGCAAACAAATTGGACTGGACAAGATATTACACAAACAACTAGAACAAGAACAGAGAGTTCATCCAATACAGTTGGTAGGGGTGGTTGGCCAAATGGTGGAGTTGGTGCTCCAGCAGCTTTGGTTGAAATAACTACAAATACAACAGTTCAAGAGACTTTAAGAACAATAACAGATACTGGAGTACAAACTAGAACTGGAAATAGAACTATTGTTACTGAACAATTTGATAGAACTTCTGTTGGAGATCGTGTTGTAAGTAGAAATTTAATTTCTTTTATGAGATCTAGAAATATACAATTTTTATGCAAAAAACTTAAACCACTTACTCAATTATATGCGTTTTTTGATGGAGTTAATGTAACAAAATACTGTGTCCCAAAACTTTTAGAGATTAATATGCTTTCTGGAGTTTTTCAAATTGGAGAGACTGTTACTGGAACAGTTAAGAATACTGGATTGACCCAAAGTAATACAAATACAGGCTCAAAAATAACTTTTAGAGTTGCTCAACCAAATCATAAAGAAGGGCCATATGATGTAGCAACTACTACATTTCCTTCAAATCCATATACAAACCAAATTCTTCAGGGAACATACTCATCAACTTCTACTATCTTGAATGTTGATACTTTTTCACTATCAAATGAACCTCAAGGACAATTTAGTGGAAGAGTTGAAAGTGGAATGATTCTTAAGGGGAGTACGAGTGGTGCTCAAGCAACAATTACAAATGTAAGATTGATTTCAGACATATCTGCAACTTTAATTGGAAGTTTTAATATACCAAACCCAAATATCGGGATTCATCCAAAATTTGAAACTGGATCAAAAGTTTTTACAATAATTAATAACGATTCAAATGATCAAAATGTAGCAACAACAATTGCTGAAGAAGGATTTACTTCAAGTGGAACTTTAGAAACAGTTCAAGAGAATATCATTTCTGTAAGAAATGCAAGAATTCAAAATAAACAAGAATTTGAAAGTAGAGCAGTTTCAAGAACAACAGGATCACAAGTAATCTCTACACAAGTACTTGGTAGAAATACTTCAGAACGTGTTGTTGGTTGGTATGACCCTCTTGCACAATCATTTTTAGTGGAAGATCCTACAGGAGTATTTCTAACAAGATGTGATGTATTTTTTAAATCAAAAGATGATGTAGATATTCCTGTAACTTTCCAGATTAGGACTATGCAAGGAGGGTTTCCAACAACAAAAATTCTTCCCTTTTCTGAAATTATATTAGAACCAAATCAAGTTTCCACATCAGGTGATGGGTCTGTTGCGACATCATTTGTATTTAAGGCACCAGTATATCTTGAGGGTGGTCAAGAATATTGTGTTTGTCTTGCATCAAATTCTACAAAATATAGTGTTTATATTTGTAGAATTGGTGAAAATGATCTTTTAACTCAGACCTTTATTTCAAATCAACCAACTTTAGGTTCTCTATTTAAATCTCAAAATGCTTCTACTTGGGAACCAAGTCAGTGGGAAGATTTAAAATTCACACTTTATAGAGCTGATTTCATTCAATCTGGTTCTGTAGAATTTTATAGTCCAGAATTAACAGAAGGAAATAAACAGATCTCAACTTTACTTCCAGATTCTTTGAAATTAAATACAAGAAAAATTAGAGTGGGATTAGGAACTACAGTACAAGATAGTGGACTAACTCTTGGAAATACTGTTCTTCAATTAGGAAGTAATGCAACTGGTAATTATGTTGGAAGTGCAGGAATATCAACAGGGACATTAAATGTAATTAATGCTGGTATTGGTTATACTCCATCATCAGGGTCTGCTACGTACAGTTCCGTAAATTTAGACACAATAACCGGAAATGGAAAAGGAGCAACGGCAAATATAACAATATCAAATGGTTCAGTTGTATCTACAGGAGTTACAATTGTTTCTGGTGGGTCTGGATATCAAGTTGGTGATGTTCTTGGAATTACAACGATTGGTAATCTCTCAATCGGACAAAACGCAAGATTTTCTGTTGGCATTATTACAGGAGTTAATCAACTTATTCTCGACAATGTTCAAGGAGATTTTATAGTTGGATCTGGTAAAACTGTCCGATACATTAATAATTCTGGAATTATTACAACTTTAAATTCTGCCTATGGGGGAAATGTCTTAATTTCTACTATTGATGTAGTAAGTGATGGATTAAGTATCGTGGTAAATCATAAAAATCATGGAATGTATTCAAACACAAATCTGGTATCAATTTCTGGAGCAATTTCTGATGTTAAACCAACGAAATTAACATCAGGATATACTTCAGATTCCACATCAGCAATTCTTGTTGATGATTCTTCTTCATTTTCAACTTTTGAAAACGTTGGTGTTGGAACAACAAATGTAGGATATATTTTAATTGGAAATGAAATTATTTCATATACATCAACCTCTACTGGTTCCATTGGTGGTCAAATTGTAAGAGGTTTAAATCCAATTAATTATGCAACTGGAACTCCAGTTTATAAGTATGAACTGAGTGGAGTTTCTCTAAGAAGAATTAATAAGACACATGATTTATCTGTTGTAACCACAGCAAATTCGATTACATTTGATTCTTATACAATTAAATTAGATACTTCATCAAATACTGGAACAGCAAGAAGCACATCATTTGGATATCCCACTCTTTATTTAAATCAAACAAAATCTGCAGGAGGATATGATGTAAAGGCATCACAAAATATGCCATTTGAAATCATTACTCCAATGATACAAAACGTTACTGTAACTGGAACATCATTGAGTTCAGAAATCAGAACAATAACTGGATCCAGTATTAGTGGAAATGAAATACCATTTATTGATACTGGATTTGATAATATTACATTAAATCAAGTAAATTATCTTGATAGTCCAAGAATAATTGCATCGAAAGTGAATGAAACTCAATATCTTTCTACACTTCCAGGCAATAAATCATTGAATTTAAGAGTGTTCTTAAATACAGTTGATAGTAGACTGAGCCCAGTTATTGATACTCAAAGAGTAAGTGTAATATTAACTTCAAATCGAGTCAATAGCGTAATTTCAAATTATGCAGAAGATTCAAGAGTTAATAGTATATTTGATGATCCGACTGCATTTCAGTATCTTTCAAAAGAAATTACTTTAGAAAATCCAGGAACATCAATTAAAATATTACTCAGTGCATATAATAATCTTTATTCTGATATTCGTGCGTTTTATGCAATCAGTGAAAATGAAAACTTTAATCCCATTTTTATTCCATTTCCAGGATATGAAAATCTTAATAGTAGAGGACAAGTAATCAATGTTCAAAATAACAATGGACATCCAGATACATTTGTTCCATTAACATCAATTTCTGGATTTTCACACAACGATGTCCCATTCAGTGAATATACTTTTACTGCAGATCAATTACCTGCATTTAGATCTTATCGAATCAAAATTATTATGACATCTACAAATCAAGTTTTTGTCCCAAAATTTAAGGATTTAAGAGTAATTGCATTAGCATAATATGAATTATGTAAAAGTTGAAGGTCATTCTCACCTTTTAAGAGACTCTAAAACAAACTCAATTGTTAATACAAATATGATAGAATATCAAGAATATTTAAATAGACGAAACATAAAAACAAATGAAAATGAAAAAATAAAAAATCTTGAAGATGATGTTTCTCATATAAAAAATGATTTAGATGAAATTAAATTATTACTGCGTAATTTAATTGAAAGATCTTAAAGATTAGTTTATAACTATAAATATTTAAAAAGTAGTGATAATAAATGGCACAACCAACTAATCGACAAGAATTAATAGATTATTGTAAAAGAAAGTTAGGTGCGCCAGTACTTGAAATTAATGTTGCAGATGAGCAAATTGATGATTTAGTTGATGATGCAATACAATTATTTCAAGAACGTCATTTTGATGGAGTTTATCGGGCTTATTTTAAGTATCAGGTAACTCAGAATGATATTAATAGAGGAAGAGCCCCAGGAAATAACTCTGTAGTTGGACTTGCAACCACATCGGCAACAACAAATATTGTAGGAACTGCAACAACATTTACATATACTGAAAATAGTAATTATTTACAAGTACCACCAAATATAATCGGAGTAAATAAAATTTTTAAATTTGATGGTTCAAATACCATTACTCATAATATGTTTAGTGTTAAATATCAATTATTTTTAAATGATATTTACTATTGGGGAACAACTGAATTATTGAGTTATGCAATGGTCAAGACATATCTTGAAGATCTTGATTTTCTTTTAAATCCTCAAAAACAAATCAGATTTAACAAGAGACAAGATAGATTATATCTAGATATTGATTGGGGATCTGTTGGTGTTGGAAATTATTTAATTATTGATTGTTTTAGTACTTTAGATCCAAACGATTATAGTCGAATTTGGAATGATTCATTTTTGAAACCATATCTAACTTCGTTAATTAAGAGGCAATGGGGGCAAAATTTAATTAAATTTCAAGGAGTAAAACTTCCTGGTGGAATAGAATTGAATGGAAGGCAAATATACGATGATGCTCAAAAAGAATTAGATACTATTATAGAAAAAATGACAAATACTTATGAACTTCCTCCTATGGATATGATTGGATAATGCTAAATCCATTTTTTCTTCAAGGTTCTAATACCGAACAAAATCTAATACAAGACTTAATTAACGAACAGTTAAGAATGTATGGTATTGAAGTTTATTACTTACCAAGAAAATATATGACCGAGAAAACTATTATAAAGGAGGTAATTCAATCGGAATTTGTTGATGCGTACCCATTAGAAGCATATGTAGAAAACTATGAGGGATATGCAGAAAATACCACATTATTAACAAAATTTGGAATTCAATCATCTCAAGAAATAGTTTTAATTATATCTCAAGAAAGATTTGAAACTTATATTTCACCGTTGATTAAAAATAAACCAAACATTAAACTCTCAACAAGACCAAAAGAGGGTGATTTAATATATTTTCCATTAGGAAACAGATTGTTTGAAATAAAATTTGTAGAGCACGAAAAACCTTTTTATCAACTTCAGAAAAATTATGTATATTCTTTAAAATGTGAATTATTTAGATATGAAGATGAAGTTATTAATACAGATGTTGATGAAATAGACAATATTTTAATTGGAGATGAATTAACAGGAAATACAGAAGATGGAATTAATACTGTCATTGGTCAAACTCAAACTCTTACTTTAGTTGGAGTTGGTACTACAGCAACTGCTGTTGTTGGTATAGTTACTTTTGGTGGTATTAGATTTATTACGGTTTCAAATAGAGGTGGTGGATATACATCAGTACCAACTGTTGGAATCTCATCTGCTCCTGCAGGGGGAGTAACTGGAATTGCTACTGCAACTATGATAGACGGAATAGTTGTATGCACAGATAATGTAAATTCAAATGCACGATCAGTACAAAGTGTTCAAATTATAAACCCTGGTGCAGGATACACCAGTTCTCCTGGAGTTAGATTTATTGGTGGAGGAGGATCAGGAGCAGCAGCAGTGGCTACAATAGGTAATAATATCATTGGTATTGTGACTGTGACAAATGGCGGTTCTGGTTATTCAACAATACCAACAGTGACATTTACGAATCAAATATTTAATGTTGGTGTTTCTACTGTTTCTGCAGCAGCAACTGCAATAGTAAGTGCGGCAGGAACTATAACTGCAATTAGAATTACTAATGCTGGTTTAGGGTATAGTGTTGCCCCATCTATAGTAATTGGTAATCCATCAATGTCATCATCTGGAAGTTTCACATTTAACGAAACAGTTACCGGTTCATTAAGTGGAACAACTGCAATAGTAAGAACTTGGAATTCCTTAACTAATATTTTAGAAGTTTCTAATGTTTCTGGCCAATTTACAATTGGAGAAAATATTGTTGGAGCAGCATCAAGTGCATCTTATCAATTAAGAACCGTGGATACAAATCCAAACAACGACGGATTTGCTGACAATTCTTCAATTGAAACAGAGGCAGATTTGCTCATAGATTTTAGTGAAAATAATCCATTCGGTATTCCATAAATAATGTTTATTGAGTTTAAGTAATATTACAATAGGTATCTAAAAATGTTTGAATATTTTTATAACGAAATTTTAAGAAAAACAATTATATCTTTTGGAACTCTGTTTAATAATATTTCAATTAAACATACAAATTCTTCAGATGATGTAATAAGCACTATAAAAGTTCCTCTTGGATATGGACCAACTGAAAAATTTCTAGCAAGATTGCAACAATCTCCCAATTTAGATAAGTCAATAGCAATTACCCTGCCTAGAATGTCTTTTGAATTTACTGGTTTAACCTATGACCCATCTCGAAAGTTAACTACAACTCAAACATTTATTGCAAAGGATTCAAATACTGGAACTGAGACAAAAAAAATGTATATGCCAGTACCATATAATATGCAATTTGAATTGTCTGTGATGTCAAAATTAAATGATGATATTTTGCAGATTGTAGAGCAAATTTTACCTTATTTTCAACCATCATATAATCTAACAATTTCTTTAGTTGATTCTATTGAGGAAAAAAAAGATATACCTATTGTTTTAGAAAATATTACAATGCAAGATGACTATGAAGGCGACTTTTCCACAAGAAGAGTTCTTTTATATACATTAAGATTTACTGCAAAGACATATCTATTTGGACCAGTTTCAAGTGCAACAAAAGATATCATCAAAACATCAAAAATCAGTTATCTTACAGGTACAGATATTACAAATACAAGAAGAGAGGTTGTTTATACTGCAACTCCAAGAGCTATAAAAAATTATACTGGTAATTTTCTTACAACAGTTTCAAAAGATGTATCAATTACTGATATATTAATAAATGTTGAAAATGCAAGTGAAATTACTATAAATACATATTTGGAAATTGAAGGTGAAGAAGTATATGTAAAATCTAAAAATGGTAATGTCTTAACAGTAGAAAGAGGAAGAGATGGTACTCAAATTACAACACACTTGAGAGGAGAAAAAATAAAATCAATCACTCAATCAGATAACTTATTAATAGAAGAAGGTGACAATTTTGGATTTAGTGGTTCTACACAATGAAAAAATGGCAAAAAAAAAATTTGAAAGTTTAGATAATACCTTCGAAATCACTAGTGAGATAGTATCTAAACAAGTTGAAATTAATGAAGAAAAAATTGAAAAAATATCATCCTCCGTTGATGATATCAAAAAAGATTATGAGTACACAAGAGGAAACTTATATTCTCTAATTGAAAAAGGTCAAGAGGCAATCAATGGTATTCTTGAACTTGCTCAAGAAAGTGAAATGCCAAGAGCATATGAAGTTGCTGGACAATTAATTAAAAATGTTGCAGATGCAACTGATAAACTAATGGAACTTCAAAAGAAACTGAAGGATATTGATGAAGGAAAACCAAAAGGACCAACAAATGTAACCAATGCACTTTTTGTTGGTTCAACAGCACAACTATCTAAAATACTTAAACAACAATCTAAAAATGAAAACTTTTAAACAGTTTAGAGAAGAGTGGACTAATAAATATAAAAAGAGTATTGATTGCTCCAATCCAAAAGGATTTTCTCAACGTGCTCATTGTGCAGGAAGAAAAAAAAGAGCAAAAGGTGAAGAAACTAAATCCAAATCAGTTGAATGAATAACCCAAGAATTCCAAGAAAACCTGGACAACCAGCAAGATCTAAAAAACACTCTGATTTATACACTGATGAAAACCCAAAAGGAACTATTCATGGACTTGGATTTAAAGATGTTCAAACTGCAA